AACGGCGTGGCCGCCCGGCATGAGCAAGACCGGATCGAGCGCAACGTCCGCAGCCAGGTGGCCCCTGACGCACCGACCGCACCCGCCGAGAACGTGGTGGGGCTGCCTGATTTCCAGAAGGCCCGCGCCCACCGGGAATACTACCTGGGCCAACTGGCCGAGGCGGAATTTCGCAAGGTGCAGGGCTCGCTGGTGGAAAAGGCCGCCGTGGAGCAGGCCGCATTCAACGCTGCACGCATGCTGCGCGATCTGCTGCTGGGCCTGCCCCGGCAGGTGGCGCCGGAGCTGGTCACCCTGACGGATTCCTGGGAAATCGAGCGCCGACTTACAGCTGCGCTGCGGCGGGTGCTGGAGGATGCCGAGCGACTGGCGATGGCTGACCTGGAGCACGACATCAGCCAAGTGGAGTGATCACGATGGAACAGTACGGTGACGGTGCTGCCGCTTACCGTGCGGCCTACTTCCGGGGCATCAGGCCCGACCCGGAGTTGTGGATCGATGAGTGGGCCGACCAATTCATGCGCATCCCGCGCGACACCGGCGCCGCCGAGCCCGGCCCGTACCGCACCGACCGGACGCCCTACGCACGGGAGCCGATGCGCTGCCTGTCGCCGGCGCACCCCTGCCGGCGGGTGGTCACCAAGGTGGCCTCGCAGCTGATGAAGACGCAGATCGCGCTCAACTGGATTGGCGGCTGCATCCACATGGCGCCGGCCAACATCCTGATGCTGCTGCCCAGCCAGAGCCTGGCCAAGCGGGTGTCGGGGCGGGTGGGCAAGACCATCCAGGCGACGCCGGTGCTGCGTGAGCGGGTGGCGGCTCCGCGCTCGCGCGACGCCCGCAACACCATGGACACCAAGGAGTTCGAAGGTGGCACGCTGTACGCGACCACCGCGGGCTCCGCCGCCAACCTGGCGGAACTGTCGGCGCGCTTCGTGTACGGCGACGAGGTCGACCGCTGGGATGTCGACGTCGACGACGAAGGCGACCCAATCGAGCTGGCGGAAACGCGCGGCTCGACGTTCGGCCGCAACGCGAAGTTCTACTTCTCCAGCTCGCCGACGCTCAAGGGCGCCTCGCGAATCGACGATCTGTTCCAGGCCAGCGACCAGCGACACTACTACGTGCCGTGCCCGCACTGCGGCCACATGCAGGTGCTGGAGTGGGCGAACCTGAAATGGGCCGAGGACTACCGGCACGTGTACTACCTGTGCGCGGGTCCGGACTGCGGGGCGCTGATCGAGGAGCACCACAAGGGCGACATGCTGGCCCGTGGCGAGTGGCGCGCCCACGCGGACGGGGACGGCGAAACGGTCGGCTTCCACCTCAACGCGCTGTATGCGCCGCTGGGCTGGACCGGCTGGATGTCGCTGGCCAAGCAATACGACAAGGCGGTGCGCGCCCAGGCGCGTGGCGACCTGGAGCCGATGCAGGTGTTCTACAACACCCGCCTGGCCGAGGTCTGGGACAGCGCCCAGGAGCAGACCAAGGCCGAGGTGCTGAGCGCCCGGGCGCGGTCCGAAAACTATGTGCTGGGCACCATCCCGCTCGGCGTGCTGATGCTCACCGCCGCGGTGGACGTGCAAGGCAACCGCCTGGAATTCCTGGTGGTGGGCTGGGGTGTTGGGCTGGAGCGCTGGATCGTCGATCACCAGGTGATCATGGGCGACCCGGCCGATGCCCGCACCTGGGCCGCGTTGGACGAGAAGCTCAAGGCCCGCTACTGGCACCCCTGCGGTGTCGGCCTGCCGATCCTGGCGGCGGCGGTCGACTCCGGCGGCCACCACACTGACGAGGTGTACCAGTTCTGCCGGGTGCGCCGCTGGCGAAACGTGTTCGCCGTCAAGGGCGCGAGCAAGCCCGGTCGGCCGGTGATCGCCCAGCGCCCGTCGCGAGTCGACGTGACCTGGAAGGGCACCACCGAGCGGCATGGCGCCGAGCTGTGGCTGGTCGGTACCGACACCGCCAAGGACTGGATCTACAACCGTTACCCGCTGGAGTCGGGGCCGGGCGCGCTGCACTTCGCCAAGGACCTGCCCGAAGACTTCTTCGCGCAGTGCGTGGCCGAGCGCAAGGTGGCCCGCTATGTGAAGGGCTACAAGCGCGTGGAGTGGGTCAAGGGCAAGGCCGAGCGCAACGAGGCGATCGACCTGATGGTGTACGCCCTGGCCATGGCCCATTACCTGGGGCTGCATCGCTACCAGGAAAAGGACTGGGAGCGCGTCTCCCTGGCCCTGCAGCAAACCACGCTGTTCGAGGACGCCCCGGCGCGTCCCGCACCGGTGGAAGAAAGCCCCGAGCCGGAAGCGGTCGAGGATCAGGCCCAGCCGGTAGCCACCGCGCCGCCTGCGCCCAACCCGCCGCCGGCGCCTCGCCCGGCCGCGCCGATGGCGCGCCGCACCTCGCAAAGCGGTTACCTGAAGAGACGCTGACATGGCATTCACCAAGAACCACCTCGACGTGATCGAGGGCGCGATCGCGCGTGGCGAGAAAGTCGTGCGCTTCGCCGATCGCACAGTGGAATACCGCACGGTGGATGAGCTGCTGCGGGCCCGGGACGAGATCAAGTTGTCCCTGGTCAGCAGCGAGGCGCCGCGCGCTCGCGTGGTGCGGCTCTACCACGGCGGCAAGGGGGTCTGATGTCCCGTCGATACCCCACGCTGTCCCGGGCGGGCTTCCTGCTGCCGGACCGGATCCAGGCGCGCTACGAAGGGGCGTCGGAGGGTCCGCGCTCGGCCAGCTGGGATGCACCGGACAGCGGCGTGAACACGCTGGTGATGCCGGCGCTGCGCAACCTGCGCAGCCGCTCCCGGGCCGCCACCCGCAACGACCCGTATGCGTACAGCGCGATCGACAAGCGGGTCAGCAACCTGATTGGCACCGGCATCACGCCGCGCCCGAGGATCAAGGACGATGCCCTGCGGCATCAAATGCAGGATCTGTGGAGCGACTGGGTCGACGAGGCGGACGCCGATGACTTGACCGACTTCTACGGCTTGCAGGCCCTGGTGGCCCGCACCGTGGAAACCTCGGGCGAGTGCTTCATTCGCCTGCGTCCGCGCCGGCTCTCCGACGGCTACGCGGTGCCCCTGCAGGTGCAGGTGCTGGCTCCGGAGTTCGTACCGCATGACCGGTTCCAGGCGCTGAGCAACGGCAACAGCATCCGCGCCGGTATCGAGTTCAACCGTATCGGCCAGCGGGTAGCCTACTGGATGTACCGGGCGCACCCGGGCGACAGCCACGGGCAGAACGTTGGGTACAACCAACTGGTGCGCGTGCCGGCTGCCCAGGTGCTGCACATCTACGAGCCGCTGGAGCCCGGACAACTGCGCGGCGTGCCCCGGCTGACCCCGGTGCTCAAGCGCCTGCGCAGCCTGGACAACTACGACGACGCGGTGCTGTTCCGGCAGGAGGTCGCCAACCTGTTCGCCGGCTTCATCCGCAAGCCGGCGCCCGAGCCCGGGATGGAGCCCCGCGACCCGATGACCGGTGCGCCGTTGCAAATGGCTGGCGACGGCTTCACGCCGATGGTGGCGCTGGAGCCGGGCACCATGCAGGAGCTGATGCCGGGCGAGGAGGTGGAGTTCTCCGACCCGCCGGATGCCGGCAACCACTACCCCGACTTCATGCGGCAGCAGCTGCAAGCCGCGGCGGTCGGTGCCGGGTTGCCCTACGAGCTGATGTCCGGCGACATGCGCGACGTCAACGACCGGGCCCTGCGCGTGGTGCTGAACGAATTCCGCCGGCGCCTGGAGCAGCAGCAGTTCGGGGTGTACGTCCACCAGCTTTGCCGTCCCACCCGGGCCGCCTGGCTGGACATGGCTGTGCTGTCGGGCGCGCTGGCGTTGCCCGATTACGCGCAGCGGCGCCGCGAATACCTGCGCACCCGCTGGGTACCGCAAGGCTGGGCCTACATCCACCCGGTGCAAGACGTGCAGTCGCGCATGCTGGAAGTGAACGCCGGCTTCGCCTCGCGCAGCGAGATGGTGCTGCGCACCGGCTACGACGCCGAGACGGTGGACGAAGAGAACGCCGCCCGGGCCCGGGACAAACAGCTCAATTACAAGACGCTCATCCTGCCCAGCCTGGGCAAGGATGACGAGGAGGCATGATGAACAACCTTCCGGCAGGCCTGCGCATTTTCAACAAGGCGCAGGGTGTCACTGCGCCGGTGCAGGATGAAAACTGGTACCGCATCAAGGCCCGGGGCGAAGCCGACCAGGCGGTGATCGAGGTCTACGTTTACGGCGAGATCGGCGCCTGGGGCATCACCGCCAACCAGTTCATCCAGGATCTGAGGGCCGTGGACGACGGCACGTCGCCGGTGGTCGTTGCGTTCAACACCATCGGCGGCGACCTGTTCGAGGGCCTGGCGATCCACAACGCCCTGCGCCGTCTGGGCGAGCGCTGCACGTCGCGCGTTGACGCGCTGGCGGCCAGCGCCGGCAGCGTCGCGGCCTGTGGCGCGCACAAGCTGGTGATGTCCAGCACCTCGATGCTGATGATCCACAACCCCTGGACCTGGGCATCCGGCGACGCCGAGGACTTCCGCAAGGTAGCGGATGTGCTGGACCAGACTCTGGAAGCCATCATCGCCGCCTACAAGGCCAAGGCGCCGGACATCGACGAGGTGGAGCTGCGTCGGCTGGTCAACGAGGAAACCTGGCTGACCGCCAACGAAGCCCACGCCCTGGGCCTGGCCGACGAGGTGACGGCCGGCGGCGTTGAGGTGAAGGCGTGCGTGGGGCAGGGCGGCGCGCTGCGCAGCTACCGCAACGCGCCCCAGGCGCTGTTGGCGCTGCTGAACCAGCCGGACCCCGATCCGGAGCCTGAGCAGGCGGACAGCGCTGCGTTGGCCGTGCTGATCACCGACGGCTGCGCCAAGGCGGGCCTGATGAATCTGGCCAGCCATCTGATCAAGGACTCTGGGCTGAAGAGCCGCGCGGATGTTCAGGCGGCACTCACCCGCGCCCAGGGCGTGCACGACCTGTGTGTCGCTGCACGGATGCCCGAGATGACCGAGCAACTGGTGACGGCCGGCCTCACGGTGGAAGCCGCGCGGACGCGGCTGTTCGACAAGCTGGTCAGCGGCAAGGGCGGTTTCGAGATCGACAACAGTCTGCCCATCCACGATGAACAGCCGCCGGCGGTGAAAGCCAAGCCCCTCAACCCTGGAACCATCTGGTCGCGCCGTCGCGAAGCGCTGTCCGGTAAACCCTCCGCGAAAGGAGCCACCCAATGAGTGCGATCAAAAAAGAACCCATCCACGCGGGTGAATTCCTGCTGTCCGAAGGGCCCGGCAAGATCTCCCGCGAGGCCATCAACGTCAGCGCAGGCGCCGCCCTGCCGGCCGGCACCGTGCTGGGCATCGTGACGCTGAGTGGTGAGTACGCCCCCTACGATCCGGTAGCCGAGGACGGCAGCCAGACCGCCGCCGCCATTCTCTTCGCGCCGCTCGGCGCGTCGGAAACGGTGCGCCGTGGCCGTGCCGTGGTCCGCCTGGCCGAGGTCTCCGGCAGCCTGCTGACCGGCCTGGACCCGGATGCTCAGAAGGAGCTGGCCGGGCAGTTCGTCATCGTTCGCTAAGGCGAAACCCCCCTTCATTTCAAGCCCCGCTGATGCGGGGCTTCGTATTTCTGGAGCCTACACATGGCCGATATCGCAATCTTCGACGACGAGGCGTTCAGCGTTTCCAGCCTCACCGCCGCCATCAACGAACAACCCTACCTGCCGGGTCGCCTCAGCAGCCTCGGCCTGTTCGAAGAGCAGGGCGTCACCACCCTGACCGTGCAGATCGAAAAGGACGGCGACACCCTGGCCCTGGTGACGGCGGGTGAGCGTGGTACGTCCGGCCTGGTGGTCACCGGCAGCCGCCGTAACCTGATCCCCTTCAACACCGTGCACCTGCCGCAGCGCTTCACCATCCTGGCCGACGAGATCCAGGGCATCCGCGCCTTCGGCGAGCAGTCTGAGCTGCAGGCGGTGCAGGACGTGGTCAACAAGCGCCTGGCCAAGTGCCGCCGCCAGTTGGATGCCACGCACGAATTCCAGCGCATGGGCGCCCTCAACGGCCTGGTGCTGGATGCCGACGGTCAGAGTGTGCTGCTGGACATCTACGCCCGCTTTGGTGTGGATCGGCAGGAGCTCGCCATGGGCTTTGCGGACGCGGCTACTGACGTGCGCGTGCGCTGCGGTGAAGCGCTGGACCTGCAGGAAGACGCCCTTGGCAGCACGACCACCAGCGGCAGCCGTGCCTTCTGCGGCAAGACCTTCTGGTACAAGCTGATCGCCCACAAGTCGGTCAAGGAGACCTACCTGGCCACCCAGCAGGCCGCCGCGCTGCGCGGGGATGCCCGCGAGAGCTTCGAGTTCGGCGGCATCGTCTGGGAGCGTTATCGCGGCAAGGTGGCTGGCATCGCCTTCGTGGCTGATGACGAGGCCCTGCTGGTGCCCGAAGGTGTGCCGGAGCTGCTGATCAGCGCCTTCGCGCCGGCGGACTACATGGAAACCGTCAACACCCAGGGCATTCCGTACTACAGCAAGCAGGAACTGATGCCCTTCGCCAAGGGCATCCAGGGCGAGGCGCAGTCCAACCCGCTGCACCTGTGCACACGCCCGCGCGCGATCATCCGCCTGAAGCTGTAACGGTGGGCTTCCGCGATCTGGTGTCGGACATCGATGACACGGTGTTCGACACTCTGGCGGATTCCGGCCGGGTCGAGGGCCGCCCTTTCAAAGGCATGTTCTCGGCGCCCTGGCTGGGGCCAAAGATGGGCCGCCTGAACACCGGACTACGCGAGCCGCGCTTCACCATCCGGGTAGCTGACGCGGTGGGCATCGAGCCGGGACAGGTGGTCGCCATCGACCTGCCGGCCGAGGACGGTGGTGGCGAATATGACCTGGTGGAGCTTGAGCCGGATGGCACCGGCCTGGTGGCCTTGCTGTTGAGGATGCGGGCATGAGCGTTGGCAGCTTTCACAAGCAATCGCGCGCAGGCGGGATGATCACCGTCCAGGCCAAGGCCGAGGATGTGGCGTTCCTGAAACGCATGGCGGAGCTGACGCCCAAGGCCGCTGCCGCTGCGCAGCGCCGGGCCATCAACAAGACCCTGGGCTGGCTGCGCACCCACATCGCCCGGGCAGTGAGCCAGCAGGAACGCATCGCCCAGCGGGCGGTGCGGCAGCGCCTGCGCAGCTACACGCCCAAGGGCGGCGAGTCGTCCGGCAAGCTGTGGTTCGGCATCAATCCCATTGAAGCCAGCCGCATCGGCAGGCCTCGTCAGGGGCGTGCGGGCGTCTCGGTAGCCGGCCGCCGTTACCGAGGGGCGTTCTACGGGCGGGTGTATGGCAGCGGCGAGGACATCTGGATTCGCACGGCGAGCAAGCACTTCAACGCCAAGGATTACCCCGCCGCTGAGCTGACGTCGAACCCCAAGGCGCGGCGCGGCAGCATGGATGCTGAGATGTATCACCGCTTCCCACTGGCCAAGGCCAAGGTGTTGCTGGACGACGTCAAGCCACTGTTCGACAGCTGGGTACGTCGTGTGGATCAGCGACTGCTGGAGCTGCTGAAGCAAGAGCTCAACTTCGAGCTGCTGAAACTGATCAGGCGAGGTGGCAATGGACGATGATCGCGTAACGCTCGATCAGCTGTATCGGGCCGTAGAGGACCACCTGCGCGACAACCTGCCAGGTATCGTTACGGTGGCGACCTGGCCAAGCGTTCGGGACCGCGTGGCATTGCCCGCTGTGTTCCTGGAAGTGCCGGAGTTCGAGCCGGGCGAGGATCCGGGCACGGGCGTAACCGCCCTGGTGCTGCGCTTCGAAGCGCGCATCGTGGTCCAGCCGGAGCGTTCCGGCCACATGCAGCAGGCCTGCCAGCTGGCTTCGCAACTGGCGGTGCTGCTGCGCGCCCAGACCTGGGGGCTGGCCGTTGAACCTGCCGAGTTCGTCCAGGCCGGCCAGGACTGGACCAAGCCGGAGCTGGATGGCTACACGGTCTGGCAGGTGGAATGGACCCAGCAGGTCTACCTCGGCGAAGAGGAATGGCTCTGGGAAGACCAGCCGCCCGGCACGCTGGTCCTGGATACCGAAGCGGGTGATACGCGCCCCGAGGAGCTGGAATGAGCTTCGCTCTGGCCGAGCACGACCGCATGATCGCCAACCTAGTGATCGGCTGTGTGGTTGTGGCGGTGGATACCACGGCCAGCCCGCCGGTATGCCGGGTGTCGGACGGCGAATGGACCAGCGCCTGGGTGCGCTGGCATTCGATCGCCGCCGGCTCCGCCCGCCACTGGCGGGCCCCCAGCATCGGCGAGCAGGGCGTGCTGATCAGCCCGAGCGGCGACCCGGCATCCGGCACCTTCGTGCCGGGGCTGTATGGCGACGCCGGCAACGCGCCGGATGATCGCGACCACGTCGAGGTGTGGAGTTTCCCGGATGGCGGCTCGCTGATTTACGACTGGAAGGCCAAGCGCTACAGCATCGCAATGCCTACGGGCACGGTCGAAATAGTCGTCGGCGGGACGATTGCAGAAATTACCGATAGCAAGGTCACCGTTACGGCTGGAGCGATCGGCTTGGTCGGACCTACGACGGTCGATGGTCCGTTGACAGTGAACGGGCCTGCAACCATTGCCCAGGCGTTGGCTGTAACCGGCGCGGCTGCTCTAAACGGCGGGGCCACGATGTCGGGTGGTAGCACAAGCGTGGCCGGCGAGCTGGAGATCGGTGGCGGGTTGAACGTTGCCGGCGATATTTTCAGTGGCGGCCGCATCACCGACACCATGGGCAATACGCCGAATCACTCACACAACTGATTTGCCGAAACAACCAACTGACCGAAGCCCGCCCCGAGCGGGCTTCTTCGTTTCCGAGGTATCGACATGAGCAAGAAAGAAGAGCCCTCCGACGTTGCTGTGATCCCGACTGAGCCCGCTGCGGTGGCGGTAGCAACCTACCGCGACAAGGTCTTCACCTCCCGCACCCTGGTGTTGCCCAGCGGCAAGACGGTGAAGGTGAAGGGCGGCCGCATCGCCGCCGAGTTCCCGGAGCTGCGTGATTACCTGGCCCGGCACCCCGAGTTCGAACCCGTGAAGGACTGAGCATGATCGGAATGGATCGCCGCACTGGACAGCCGCTTTCGGGTGTCGCGCACCTGCGGCAGTCCATCGAGGACATCCTCACCACCCCGCTGGGTAGCCGGCGCATGCGACCGGAGTACGGCAGCCGCCTGCGCCGGATGGTGGACCTGCCGGTCAACGAAGGCTGGAAGAGCGCGGTACAGGCCGAGGTCGCCCGGGCCCTTGGCCGCTGGGAACCGCGGCTGACGCTGCACCAGGTGCGGGTGGTGGCGGTGGTTGGCGGTCGGGTGAGCTTTGCGCTGACCGGCCAATACCTGGGCGAAAGCGTAACCCTGGAGGTGAC